TGTGGACACGTGTTCAAGATGGATGATGGTAATTTCTTTATTTACCCCAACAACAGAATAGTATGGATGGATGATGCATATATTTCAGATAGATTAAAAAAGAATCCGGGATATAAAATAGACCAAACATTTTACACCGTAGAGAATACTAGAGATACAGAAACCTCAGATGATTCATACATGACTGAGTTTTTAAAAGAAGGAGGGTCTAGTTACGATAGCGGTAAAGGTCATCTTTGAAAATATTCTTTGACCATATTACAGGAAAGCTAACGAACTATGATTTTATTTATTCTTTAGCATTAGCATATTTTAAAGAAGATGAATATTGTTATGCTTTTGAAAATGGGTGGATTCCTTTATCATGGTATTATACACCACTAAATGAACTCACTTGGATTAATGCTAGAAACACAAGACTACAACTAAATAAATTTACATTTAGTAAAAAACAAAAAAAGACATTACGAAAAAAAGATATTACAGTAAGGCTGTATGATAAATTAGATGACACACTTTTCATTGTTGTTTCCAATATTTATAAAAAATATATTAAATATAAAAAGTTTTATGAAAAAAACTTTGAAGAAGAAAGCGAAGTATTTGAAAGACAAGACTACATTGATTGGAAATATTTTATCTATTATTACAAAGATAAACCGATAGCGTTTACGGAGTTTAAAGTTTTTAATAGCAAACATGTTCTAACAGGCCAGTTTGCTTGGGATTATCAAAATCCAAAATTAGGAATGGGAACTTATGCAACTTTGTACGAGATAGACTGGTCTATAAAAAATAAATGTAAGAAGTATTATTTATCTTATGGTTATGAAAAAAGTAATTCTTATAAATCTAGATTTGATGGATTTGAATTTTGGAATGGTCGAAGTTGGATAGATAATAAAAGTTTATATAAAAAATTATGTGAGTATGATACAGATATAGAATCTTTATCTAGCTTAAATAAATATCAACGTAAATATTTTGAGGTTATAAAATAATGCCACTGTATTCTTTTAAAAATAAAAAGACAAGAAAAGTTTGGGATGAGATATTATCTTTTGAAGAAAGAGAAGAATTATTAAAAGATAAAAACATACAGCAAGTTGTTACTGCACCCATGTTAGGTTTTATTGAAAGAGCAGAACATAAAGGTAGAGACCAAATGATAAGTGCTGCTCGTCAAGGAATGAAAGAAAGACAAATAGAAGAGCAGGTGGGTATTAGAAAATCACCTGACTGGTTAAAAGAAAGAACAGAAAGACATTTACAAAAGGTAAGAAATGTTAGTTCCTAGTGAAAATAAATCTGTAGATTTAACAGATAAACAAAAAGATTTTTTAGATGC